TCTAAAGTGAAATTATCACAATATCTTGTTAAAAATGGAATATCTCAAAAAGAATTATCTGATCTACTAAAAGTTTCTCAACCAACAATTCATAAGTGGCTTTATGGCAAATCTTTGCCCTCAGCTAAAAAAATGTTGGCAATTCATACCTTCACAAAAGGTAAAGTTAATCTTCAAGATTGGAAAATGTAATGGGAAAATTTTCTAGAGATAAGGGTTATCGGGTTGAAAATAATCTCAGGAAGCAGGCTTTGATGCACGAAGATATAGAGGCAATAAGAGTTCCTCTAAGTGGTGGCGGTAGCATTAAATCAGACTTGATTGTCAATAAGACTGGTGAAGATAAGTGGAATTTAGAGGTCAAGTGCAGGGCGAATGGATTTAAATCTATTTATGACTGGTTTGAAGGCAATGATGGATTGGTTATTAAAGCCGATAATAAGAAGGCTTTAGTTGTCATAGATTATGATGATTTTTTGGAGTTAGTGGCTAGACGATGAAGGTTACCTTACTTGATTATGAAATGGCTCAGGGGGCAAATACTGGATCTCTTCGGCACATTGGGGCAATCAAGAGAGGCTACAAAAATAAGACGAAATTACAGTCCAGTTGGAACAGTCACATTGAGGGTGCTTGCGGTGAGATAGCTGTAAGTAAGGCTATGGGAAAATATTGGGGTGGCTCAATAAATACGTTTAAGGAAGGCGGGGATATTGATGGCACTGGTTGGGAAGTAAGGACACGAAGTAAACAAGGTTATGACTTAATTCTGCGGGATGATGACCCTAAAGATAGAATTTATTTCCTCGTAGTGGGAGTGTGTCCAACCTATGAAATTAAGGGTTGGATTAAGGGTGGCGAAGGTATGTTAGATAGGTTCGTCAATGATTATGGAGACTATGGAAAGGCATATTTTGTGCCTGAAAGTTTCCTCAACAAAATAACAGAAATGGAGGGTTATATATGAGTATAGAAGCATTAGGTTGGGGTATGAAACAGCGGGTTGGTGAGCCAACTGCAAAGTTAATATTGATAATTTTGTGTGATTTATATAACGATAAATATGGCTGTGCATTTCCCTCTCAGGAATATATTTCTGAGACTGCTAATTGCTCAGTTAGGACAATTCAAAGACATATGGATGTTCTTGTTAAAGGTGGTTTTATTGAGATAATAAAGCGACCAAATCAGGTGAATAAATACCTCATTACGGGTATGAAAAATGGAAGCGACACATTGTCACCTACAAAAATGGATGCGACAGATTGTCGTGTCGGAAGCGACAACGTTGTCACACGATCCCTTAATATATCTCTTAATACTTCTATATCTAAAGATATAGAAGACACAGATAGAGATTTTGATAATGAAATTTATCAATTGAAATATGAAAAGATCTTTAATGTGCATAAGAAATATTTAGTTGAAAAAGGGTTCAGTAAATCTGATGCAGGCAAGATTGTTGGTACTATGATGAAGCGGTTAGGTCAGAATGGATTAAGTAAAGATCAGCAGGTTGATAAGGTTGATGAAATATTTAAATCGATTAAGGCAAGTCCAGTAGCTGATATTAAGAGTTATTTATTTGGGGCTGTTAACAAGAAAGAAGAAAAGCCAAAAGAATTATCCGATAAGCAGAAGGGATATATTCAGAGTGTTATTGATCAGGTTTACAAGAAAAAAGATACTCCGAGTTTTGCAGGTACTGATTTTGGTAAGCTGAGGGAGCGATGCGAGAAGGCAATGCTTGAGGGCAAGATGCAATCTATTTTGGATGAGTATAACATTCGATGAGAAAGAAGAAAGTACCAAAAGAGGAAAGAGTTTTACCTACTCCTGAGTTTCTCAAGAAGCATGAAGTTGTTGAGAAGGAGACTAAGAGAGCGGGTAAGAAGTTATTATATGTTACTGATCAGTTGTGGATTGATACTTATTTTAAGAAGGGTGTTATCAGTTATGATCAGTATCAGACTGCTCAGAGGTTATTGGGTTTATATATGGCTTCAGGGCGAAATCAGAGGCTTACAGCGACTTTATCGGATAGGTTGGGCGGTACTAGCCTAAGTGGGGATTATGATCGATCTGAGGTCGCTATGATGGATTTTATTAAGGTGGCTAGAAGAATGGGTAAGAGGAGTTTTAGCATTGTGCAGGATGTTGTTATTCACAATTATTCGGCTAAGGAGTGGGCAATAAAAAACCGCAGAAACGAAAAAGCCTCTGCGGAGATATTAAGGTTGAGTTTAGATGATCTAGAGGATGCCTTTAAGAAACTCTCCTGATTTGGTGGTGATTGTCTATGTCATCGTTAACTTTGTCTAGCATCATTTTGTAGGATGATAGATTTTGCCTTAGCATATTGCAGGGTCTTCTTGATAGTTCATCTTCAACCTCAGCTATGTTATTCTCAGTGTAGTGTCTGATGATTTGTAGGTCGATTAAGTTAAATAGCTTCATTAGCTTCTCCTTCCATTTGGTAAATGTGTTTAATAGCTTGAAATATGTGAGCAGACACTTGAGGAACGATTGAGTTACCGAGTGCTTTTAATCGTTTTCTTCTAATGCTGTCCATCCCTCTGGATAACCCATCATGCTCTCGATGAATTCGGCTTTCACCTTGCCAGTTTGGAAATGGATATTTTCTAGCCTCAAAATCGAAACTGTCAAATTGTCGTGTCTCTTCCAATCTGCTGGAGATCCGCTTTCTTGTGCTAGATGAGCAGTTGGAGTAGGCAACAATCCACAATCTGTTTCTTTGGTGGCTTGCCCCAACCGCCGAAGCTGGAATATTAAAAACCCTTGTGGTGTAGTTGTTATCTTCCAACTGTGATAATATTTGGTCAAGTCCCATATTGATAAGACCATTAACATTTTCTCCAATAATCCAATCTGCCCTAACTTTTTGTGCAATCTCAAACATTTCTCCCCATAAAAAGCGGTCATCTTCTGTGCCTTTTCTTGTGGAAGATGCGAGGCTAAATGGTTGGCAGGGAAATCCTCCGCAGACAATATTAATTCTTCCAAGTCTAGTTGTGTCATCTTTTAGTTTCCTTACGTCATCGTAAATAGGTATGTTGGGAAAATTCTTTTTTAAAACTTTTTGGCAAAATGGATCTATTTCACAAAATGCTTCAGTTTTAAATCCGCCTACCAATCTTTCAGAGGCATAAGAAAAACCACCTATGCCACTAAATAGATCTAAAATTGTAATTGGTTCAGATTGCATTAGCTGAATACCACTAATGCTAGATAGGCAGTTCCAAACATCATTATCAGGGCGGTTAGTTCTAGTATGCAGGTTAAAAAGTATTTCATAGGTTTCTCCAATATTAAATTACTTATTGGGTATATAGTGCATTATATTAGAATATATGTAAAGAGGTATTGCATTTAAGCTCTGTCTTTGGTACAACTTGTATATGATTGAATTAATTGGCACTAGATGTAGTGTTTAGCCTTACAGAGATGTAAGGTTTTTTTATTGGTGCTTTATGCAGTCAAAGAAAAGAAGTTTCATTGAAGCTGTTACAAATGTCTTAGTTGGATATTTAGTTGCAGTAATTTCAAATTTAATTGTACTGCCTTTGTTTGGCTATCAAGTCAGCTTGTTTGATGGATTTGCTATTGGGGTAGTGTTTACAGTTATAAGTTTAATTAGGTCTTATGTAATTAGAAGATTGTTTAATAGGTTTGATAATGTCTAGAAAATATCGTGAAGATGAATGGGTTGAGTTTCTCAAGAGGATTGGGGAAGGAAGATCTGCGAGGGATGTTTGTCATAATGATAAGGATATGCCGAGTTGGAGGACTGTATCTGAGAAGCTGAATACTGATAATGGATTTGCTAGTAGGTATGCTTTGGCTATGGAGAATAGAGGTCAGGTATATGCTGATAAGATTACTGAGACAGTTAGTGATATGTTGGAAGGTAAGATAGATTATAATCAGGCTAGAGTGGCGATAGATGCGTTGAAGTGGCAGTCAGCTAAGTTAGCACCGAAGAAGTTTGGTGATGTGCATAGGATGGAAGTGAAGCATGAGGCAAGTTATTTGGATGCTTTGAAGGAGGTTAGTAAGGTGGTTGAGGGAGAGGAAACCGCTCTACCGAATACATTACGCACACGCAAAGAGGCTCAAGATAAAGACACAATTCAATAGGTCGTTAGATAACTGACCTGACGAAACTCGTTGATATACAACGATTACAGAAGATATTAATCACTTTATTAATCACTTTTAATTATTTTTATTAGATTTTTGCAGGGATATTTGATCTGACCCCCCCCTCTGATTTAGGCGGGGGCATGGTATAGATGTATATACCCCTCTCAAATCGGTACTGCGAGATCCCCCTTATCTTGCAGGGGCAAGGGGCGGGCATTGAGTAACACCACTGAGACATTACTAAAATTACGCAACGATCCAGTTCTATTCGTTGAAGCGATACTAAAAGCCACCCCCCAAAAGTGGCAACGAGAAGCCTTAATAGGCATACGAGATAATGATAAAATTGCAATAAAATCAGGTCATGGAGTTGGCAAAACTGCCTTTCAATCATGGCTAATCCTTTGGTGGATGTTAACCCACTACCCTTGCAAGATAGCGATCACAGCCAACACCGCCCACCAGTTGAGTGATGTATTATGGTCTGAGGTCGATAAGTGGTATAGGAGGCTTCCTGAGGGCTTTAAGAGCCAACTAGAGATCAAGTCTGACAAGATCTCATTAAAGGGTGCTTCTGACAGCTTTGCAGTTGCAAGAACGAGTAGAAGAGAGAACCCTGAGGCACTTCAGGGCTTTCATAGCGAGAATATGCTGTTTATATGCGAAGAGGCTTCGGGTATCCCTGATGTCGTCTTTCAGGTCGGTGAAGGTGCTTTATCGACTGAGGGTGCTAAGGTTGTCATGTGTGGTAACCCCAC